ACACAGAGATTGGCCGACGGATCACAGATCAGAGGAGCGATACGTGGTAGAGATTCTATTCTTGTCTGGACTGACACGGCTCTGTTTACCATGCGTTTTGTTGGTCAACCTTTTACATTTGCCTTCTCACAGGTTGGTACAAACTGTGGACTTACAGGACAGAACGCATGCGTCGAGGTCGATGGTTCTGCATATTGGTTATCTGAAAATGGTTTTTTTAGATTTGCTGGTAAATTAGAATCACTGCCTTGTCTGGTAGAGGACTTTGTATATAATGATATAAATCTAGAATCCGGCAATCAAATGATATCTGCTGGATTAAACAATCTTTTTGGTGAGGTCATGTGGTTCTATCCAACTTCCTCATCCTCTGTTGTAAACAGAATGGTTGCATATAACTATTTTGACTCTTCACCACAAAGGCCAGTATGGACAGTGGGCACATTAGCTAGAACAATGTGGCAGGATTCTGCCGTGTTCGGTAGCCCACATGCAACAGAATATACCGCAGGTAACGATTCTTCTTTTGATGTCGTGGGCAACACAGAGGGTAGAACAATTTATTATCAACATGAGACAGGAACAGATCAGGTTCAGGGTGGAACAACAACCGCGATACTCGCAAACATATCTTCTGGAGATTTTGATATTAGTCAAAGAAGAAGTGCACTAGGTCAAACAACAGGCTCTGCAGATCTTAGAGGAGACGGTGAGTTTATAATGAAGGTCAGGAGATTTATACCAGATTTCATATCACAGACAGGAGCAACAAGGGTCACTTTAAATCTAAGAGATTTTCCAAATGATGCAAGAGCAAGCTCCTCTCTTGGACCCTTTGATATAACATCCAGCACGAAGAAGGTTGACACAAGAGCAAGAGGTAGGGCAGTATCTCTAAAGGTAGAAAATACCTCTACCAATCAGGATTGGAGATTAGGCACTTTTAGATTAGACATACAACCGGACGGACGTAGATAATGGCAAAGATAGTACAGGTATTAACAAGACCGAGTGAGGAATATGATCTGCCAACGGCAGAGGCACAGGTCAGGGATCTTGATGCGATAGTGGAAAAACTAAACACCACGTTTCAAGAAGAATTAAAACAGGAGGTAGAAGCACAGAACTTCTTTCTAAATTAATGGCAAATAGTTTTAAAAATAAAAAAGTAGATCTAACAACAAGCGATCTTACAACATTATACACGGTGCCAAGTGCCACAACAACAGTTGTAAAATCATTGTTGGTATCCGAGGATGCCGGATCAGGGACCACGATAACAATAACATTGGTAAATTCTAGTGGTGCTATATTCAATCTATTTAAGGATAAAGC